CTTATCGCTGCAACGCGATATGTACGGGTATTCAATTCGATAACGCAGAATACGGGTTTTGAATAGAAAACAAAGGAGGTGTCGAAATGAGCGGATCCCGAGGTCCACTGAGCAAGGACCCTTCTCTACGGCGCCGTACGAATGCCCCCTCTATGGCGCGAGCGGTCCTTCCGAATGAGGGTTACACAGGCCCTATTCCGCAATGGCCACTGGAAGAGTGCTCCGCCATGGAGATGCGAAAGTGGTCCTGGGTGTGGCGCACACCGGCGGCGGCTGAATTGATCAAGCTGGACATTGGGCCCATCGTCGCTCGGTACGTACGGATCTCCATCGCCGCTGAGAACATGATCGGCAAGTTGTCGATGGCACAGTCCAATCTGGTCAGCGAGGCTAGACAGCTGGAGGGCCAGTTGGGGCTCACCCCGTCGGCGATGCTGCGGTTGAACTGGGAAACCGCGCACGATGAGCTCTCTGACTGGCGCCGCGATGAGGTCGTCGTGGAGCGTGGGCACCGGGTCGCGGCGGTGGATGAGGCGGTATGAGCGACTGGGCGCCGCTGGAGGAGTTCTACGGCGAGGGCCTGTCCGGCGAGCAGAAGCGTTTGCTCAACCCCCCTCCCCCTCCTGAGCCCGAGCTGGACGCGGCGTGAAGCGGCGTACCAACCTGCGACGCTGCCGGCACGCGGCAAAGGGCCCTGACCACGGCTGCACCGACGACGGGCACTACCACGTGCGGGACTACTTCCGGGAAGACATCAACCACGAGAACCGGGCGCACCGGGAGTTGTGGCAAGCCTGGTTCACCGCGCACGGCATCGACCCGGCCGAGGTGCTGCTCACGCACTGGGTACAGCGCCAGGGCGAGGCGGACACGGACATCGAGAACAAGATCGTCTGGCTGGAGTACGGCGAGCGGGACGGCGAACAGATCACCGTGCACCGAGAGATTGACCTGGGCGCCCGCGTGCCCGACCCGTTCCCAGTTGACTAAGGGTAAGGAAATACATGAGCAGCCAGTATACAGTCAATGGTTTGGGGCTGCCGGGGCCGAATCCGTGGTCGATAATTTTGACGGGCTGGGGCTACTGGCCTGATTATACGTCGGGTTGAGATTAGCTATTACAAGAATAATGTGGCTAATCACCTGGAAGGGTTCGCCACCTTGTCCCGCTGCTCCACGCCAACTCCAGGTGTCGCGGTTACGGTGGTGTCGGTGGTGGATCAGTCTGCTGTTACCGCACAGGCAACCGCGATGACGGGCGCCTTGAGCATTTCGACAACTTTGGCATCTGTGACGAGTTGGGCAATGAGTAATAGTGAGTCTGTTGTGCGTGACTTCGGGGATGGCCAGGGCATTACTGTAAATCCCGGAAATTCCATCGGGGTCCTCGTGGCTGATGGTTCAAACGGCGGAGAGTTCTCGGTCAACATCTGGTTCGAAGAATAGGGGCGCCTTGTGGCCACCAGCGAGTACGTCAAAACCTCGGATGTCAAGCGGTACAGCTTCACCCAATACGTGTCGGGTTCACTAGCAGCATTCAAGACCGCGTTTGCTGCTGATTGGGCAGCAGTACTGCCGGCCGGGTTCGAGGTGGTGGCCACGGTGGGTGCGCCGACTATTGCGCTGTGCATCGTCTCTTCAGGCCAGGTGCTGACTGTGAACCCAAACGACTGGGTCGGCTTCAACTACGGGTCGTGGCTGGTCGTACCGAACGCGCAGATGTCGGGCAGCACCTTCATCGCAACCAGCATCTGACATGGCGCTGTCTATCTCCGTGCCGGCCGGAGCTACGAACGTACAGGCGTACACCGGCCGAGGCGTCCTGTTCGGCTGGTCGGTGCGCGACACAGCCGCGACGGCGGCCAAGGTGACGCTGCGGGACGGCACTAGCACCGGTGGCACGCCGATTGCGCTCATCGGGTACGCGTCTGGTGAGTCGCAAACCGCGCTGGTTCCCGGGCCCACCTTCATCACGGGGCTCTACGTCGACCGCACCACTGGGTCGGCCACTTGCGACCTGGTTCTGTACTTGTCGGAGGACTGATGGAGGGGAACTGATGGGCCTGCGCGAGCGCCGGGAGTACGTCGAGCTGTTCCGCAGCGGCGAATGGACTCCCGCGCGGCTGCGTCGGCTGCGCGAGCTGCGGCACTGGAGAGATGTCCCAACCGAGAAGATCCCGCCGGAGCTGCGTAGCGCCGCCGACGGGCCCGAGCTGAGCACCGAAGAGGCTTATCGTGCCCTGGCGTGGTCCGAGACGTAAGGGCGAGTACCCGAGCCTGGGGTACGAGGTCGGGGACTGGATCGAGGACAACCTGATCGTGCCCGACGGGACGCGTCAGGGGCGGCCCTATCTGCTTACCGATGAGATGTGGCGCCATATCCTCCAGACCTACCGCCTGATCCCCGACGCCACTCCCGAAATGGGCTCATTGGCCTTCCAGTACTACGGTGCGGCGCTCATTCGACCCCAGAAGTGGGGAAAAGACCCCCTGGGAGCCGCTCGTGTCTGCGCCGAAGCCCTCGGGCCTGTCCGTTTCGCTGGCTGGGATGCCGCTGGGGAGCCCGTCGGAATGCCGATGCCCACTCCGTGGATCCAGTGCGCCGGAAACGCTGAGGAACAGACCGACAATACGTTCCGGCCAATCGTGGCTATGCTGCGCGGTGGTCCGGTCAGTTCGACACCGGGGTTGGACGTTGGAGAGTCCCGAATTAATTTGCCAGATGGCGGGAGAATAGAGCCGGTAACGGCGTCCGCGAGGGCTCGATTGGGCGCCCGATTGACGTTTTTCACCCTCACCGAGTCGCATCTGATGACGGAGACCTCGGGTGGGTTGAAGATGGCTCGGGCGATGAAACGTAACGCCGCCGGCATGGACGGCCGCTGGCTGGAGATCACCAACGCCTGGGACCCCGGGCAGGGCTCGGTCGCGCAGCTGACGTATCAGGCGAAGGCCCCCGGGGTCTACATCGATTACCGCCCGCCGCGAGGCCGCATCGACCTGGATGACGACGCGGCCCTGTCGCGCGAGGTCGAGTACGTCTACGGCGATTCGTCCATCTCCCGGGGCGGCTGGGTGCGCCCTGAGCGCATCATCGCCGAGATCCGGGACCCGGCGACCGGCGAGGGTGAGGCACGGCGGTTCTTCCTCAACGAAATCAGCGTCGGCAGTAGCGACGCGGTCGACATGATCAAGTGGGTGGCGCAGGCCCGGGGCGAGTTGAGCCTCAAGCCCGGGGATCAGGTCGCGCTCGGCTTTCACGGCTCGCAGAACCGGGATTCGACGTCCCTGGTGGCGGCAAGGCTCTCCGACGGGTTCACCACCCACTTGCGGACGTGGGACAAGCCAATCGGCGCTCCCTCCGACTGGGTTATCCCACGTCCGCAGGTGCACGAGGCGGTACAGGACGCGTTCACCGCCTACGACGTCATCGTGATGTTCGCCGCGCCGCACGGTTGGCAAGACGAGCTCGACACCTGGTCTGGGCTCTACGACCAGCCGCCCACCTACCAGGGCGAGGAGCGGATCCGGATCATGAGCTTCCCGCTGAACAGCGAAGCTCGGATGGACGCGGTGATCGAGCGGTTCACCACCGCGCATCGGGCCAAGGGTGAGAACGAGATGTTCACCCACGATGGCTGCGAGGAGCTGTCCAGGGCGGCGGCGGCCACCGCGTTGGCGCACGGCAAGCGCCGCCCGTCGGCCGAGGAACGCGCGGCGGGGATGCCGGAGTACTACCAGCGGGTGGTGCGCAAGGACGCGCGGACCATTTCCCCGTTCGTGGCCGCGTTGTTGGCCCTGGAAGGCCGGGGTTGGGCCCTGGAGCACGGTCACGGGTTCGGCGACACTGGCGGCTTCAACATCTGGTGACGCGGAAAACCCCCGACCGGGATCGACGCGTCCAAGAACCCGATCAGGGGCTTTCCGAGGTCGAGGATAGTCCCCACTCAGAGACAGCGGAAAACCCCTGATCGGCGGACGGGTAGCCCGAGATCCCCGATCAGGGGTTTTCCGGAGCCGAGGATAGAAGATGGCCCCCGCCCAGAGCCAGCGGGGGCCATCTGTCTGCACATCACTCAGTTGATTTCGGACCAAGGAAATCTTGTACAGCATGCGGTCCGCAGGCCCCATTTGTCAACCTGGTAGTACAACTCGATCATGGAAGGGGCCAGCGCATGCCTGAGTGGGCCCTGACCGTGCTGCAAGGGTTCTTCGTGGTGCTCACGCTGGGTGGTGTGGCGTTGATCAGCCCGTATGCGGCCATTGCTCTGGTTGGACTACTGGGTCTTGCGCTGTGTGAAGCGGCGGCCCGCCGGTGAGCCTGTTCCGTTGGGCCCCGCGCGACGCCGAGCAGCGTCTCAACATCGAGAATCCGGCCGTCCCGCTGACCGATCTGAGCCTGCTTTCGGTGCTCGGAGGGTCACCAACCGACGCCGGGATGGCCGTCACCGAGCTCACTTCGCTCAATTTCTCGGCGGTATGGCGCTGTGTGAGCCTGATTTCGGGTCTGGGCGGCGCTTTGCCGCTCAATGTCTACGACAAGACCACCAAACAGCCCGTCGAGCACTCACTTCTGGACAATCCGCACCCAGATTTGACCCCACTGGAGTTCTGGAAGCTGAGCTACGTCCACCGCACCCTGTGGGGCAACTTCTACGCTCAAAAGATCTTCAAACGGGGCAACGGCACCATCCAGTACCTCATGCCGATCATGCCGAACCACGTGATCCCCGGAAAGGCCAAGCCGACGCCGGCGAACCCGTCCGGGAAGGTCTTTCAGGTCACCGACGATGCCGGCCGCACCCACGCGATGACCTCGAACGAGATTTTCCACCTCCCGGGCCTGGGATACGACGGCGTGTGCGGGATGAGCCCCATCAAGATGGCCCGCCAAGGCATCGGGCTGGCTCTGGGCGCGGAGAAGTACGCCTCAACCCTGTTCGGTTCGGGCAACCTGACCTCGGGCATCTTGCAGACCGAGCAGCGGCTGACCCAACAGCAGGCCGAGAAGCTGCAAGTGCAATGGCAGGAGAAGCTCGGCGGGCTGGCTCGGGCGCATCGGGTGGCCGTGCTGGACTCCGGCGCGAAGTTCCAGAGCCTGACGATGCCCAACGACGACGCGCAGCTTCTGGAGAGCCGGCGTTTCCAGCTCACCGAGCTCGGGCGCTACTACGGCGTTCCGCCATTCCTGCTTTTCGACCACGAGAAATCGACGACCTGGGGTACCGGCCTGGAGCAGCAGGGTCTTGGGTTCGTGATGTACGACCTGCACCCCACCTGGCTGGCCACCACCGAGCAGCGGGTCACCAAAGAGCTCCTCGGCGACGGGTTGATAGCCCGGTACTCGATTCGCCAGTTGCTGCGCGGTGACTCAATTGCCCGCGCCGAGTGGAGCCGGGTCATGTTCGAGATGGGTGTCTTGAACGCCAACGAGATCCGCGAGGATGAAGATCTTCCGCCGCGTGAGGGCGGGGACAAGTACTTGGATTCGGTCACCGCGCAGCAAGCCAACGAGAACGCGCTGACCAGCACCTCACTCGGACCGTCGTCAGCGAATTCATGACCCATACGAGAGGAACGGCGATGTCTCGCAGCCTTCCGGTAGCCGACGAGCGTCGCGGCCTGTCTCTGGACGCTGCCGCCCTGGCCATCATCCCCACCGAGGGCGCTGTGCCCCGGTTCGGCGGCCATGCGGCGGTATTCAACTCCCGGACCGCCATCGGGAACCCGTTGACCTGGGGTTTTTACGAGGAAATCGCTCCCGGTGCGTTCACTAAGACGATTTCCGAGGGCGACGCCCGGATGCTGATAGACCACGACAGCTCGAAGGTGGTCGCACGACGCTCCGCCGGCACGCTGCGGCTGACTCAAGACGTGCGCGGGCTGGCTGTCGATGCCGATCTAGACTCCGAGCTGAGCTACGTCAACGACCTGAAGATCAACCTGCGCAACGGCAACATCACCGGGATGAGCTTCGGGTTCCGGGTGCCGGCCGGCAAGGACACCTGGACCACTGAAACCATCACCCGTGACGACGGCCAGCACGAGGTTGAGGTGCGTCGGGTCAACGAGGTGCAGCTCCTCGAGGTGTCGCCGGTGACTTTCCCGGCCTATGAGGAGACCGACGCCGGCTTGCGCGCGCTGCGCAGTCGTTACGCCGCCGGTGGGGAACG